ACCCATGTGTCATAAATCGTTTTATCTATAGGGACTCTAATGCCCGTCTGAAGTGATGCTACATATGAATTGTCATCAAGGAACCCATTTTCATTCCCTACATACCAACCGTCAATGAGCAATTCTTGAAAATGCGGGCGTTCGCAATTCACACAGTTTAATATAGAGTCGCTGATTTTATCACAGTTCTTCCCATAACTATCTCTATCAACGCATTCAGGTACAAAGATTCTAGACAACATTTCCGGCTTAATTTTTTCTATTTTCTCTATATCATAAGCACAGAATGTGATAATATGGTTTTCTTGCTTACAAAGGAACCTCTGACATATTTTCATACCAAATCACACTTTCGCAATCGTCATATACGCAAGAAAAGCAGCGAAGCGATTAACTTCGTGCCTTCCTTGCTTTGTGCCAATCAACTGGATGAACATTGCTGTGCCCTGCCACAGGGTTAAATGCACACCGAGCTGATTCTTTATCCACTTGACGTACATATAGGTATCCTTTATCGTATCCATCCAATCGAGTATTTTATCGAGTATAGCAAACGACCATTGATGGGAATGGCGCAGCGTCATATGACTTGCCATCTTCATCTGTAAATTTCAATCTACCCTTAATAAATCTTAGTTCCGCTTTTCCGTAAATATAATCATGGAAGTACCGTGTATCCGTCCTTGCGGGGATAAGCATAACTACCTTGCTCCCCCGAAGATACTCGTCATACGCTTTTTTAACCCACTTTCCAATCTCTTTCCCGTATGGAGGATTACAAAAGACTGTCCCCCCCACGTTCCATGATTGCGAAAGCCCGTCATCTTCCGGGGTATAATATTTGCTACACTTCGCACTTTCTTTTGTTGCCGCCGCGTCAAGTACAAAATGAAACTCTGCATTCAATACATCGAAAAAATCTTGAGGAGTGCACCAACAATTATTTTTAGAGCTAAACAATGCTTTATTTATTGACAAAATATCATCTCCTTACCCAATTTAATCTTCATTTGCTTGGTTTTCTTATGTAATTTCGGGTATTGCTTTTCTCAATACATCAACAATATGAAATTGTTGAATCTTTCTCATTGCAATACAATTTAAATATTCTTTCCAATTGAAATATGTAAGTGTTTCAATAATTTTATTTTTTATGTTATCGTTATTTATTTTAATTTTGTATTCAGCCGAATAATTTTCACCATCTTTTAAAATTTTACCTGCTGTACCATCTCCCCAATAACACATTCTTAAATCAAAATCTCTCTCTCTATATCCATTACTATCTTGTCTGTAAATTGAGATATCTTTTAATCTTGTTTGAGGTTTTGGATTATATTCTCCACTCTCAGGTCTTCTATAAATATTGAAACAACAATGTAAATCTCTATCAGTATAAGTTTTCATTCCCAAATCTTCACTATATATCAAATCAAATTCATACATAGACTGAGTATTATTAAGTTGACTAATTGGAAGAATAAACGCAATATAATCTGCTATCTCAATTGACTTTTTGTAAAACTTTTGAGCCATGTTTAAACAGCGACCATATGGAGGATTACCTATAACTAATCTACCCCAGAGGTATTTAATATTTTGCTCTAAATAATTACCTTGAATTATATCATTGCAACGAGGTTCTATATCGTAAGCAAAATGCGGAGATAAATTTTGATAATGAAAGAATGATCCATCACCTGCACTTGGTTCAATAATTTCAGAAATATTGTTTTCTCCTATTATTTCTTCTACTACACTCCAACAATAATTAGCTAAATCAATTGGCGTATAATATTTATCATTTTCTATTTTAGCGATTATTTTATTCCTCCTTAATTTTATTTAACCAGATAGAATACTTGTTTTGTCAGCAAAAAATGTCCTTTTTGACAGCCTTGATCTTATTTATTGTCAAAGCATTGAGGGTCTTGAAATTGATGGACGGGCTTTTAAATTGCTTCAAAATATTCCACATTTCTTCTTGAATAAGAGAATAATACACCTGCCCTAAAAGCTGAGGGATATACTTCGACGACCACTCATTATGGTCGGATTCAATTTTTGCAAATTCCTTCTCAACAAGTGCGGAGGTGACATATTCATTTACGATTTCTTCTTCCACCATCCTATTGTCAATCACAGGAGCTCCCATAGCCTTGGTGTGTTTTTCCCTGAATTCAGAAGTCACAATCTTTGCCCAGATTTTGTGGTGATGAGGGTTCTCGTAGTCATAATTCTTGATAACAACCCCTTCTCCGACTCCGCATCCATCTTTGACAAGAAAAACGTTCTTATCTAAAAGCTCTGTAAACCTCGCCGCGTCTCCGTTCTTAATGATTGCAAGAGGAGCAATATAGTCAAGCTCAAACTCTTTGAGCAGAGGTTCGTAGACGCTGAATGGAAGATACTCGATCTCATCGGCATTCTCGGCATCCACACACACGTCGAACACATAAAACTTTTTCCATGCGTCATCCCTATATGTCTTGATGGAATGTGGCACAAGCCATTCGCCATATAGCCGATGGTCAGGGTGTTTTGTGAGATAAGCCTTGATGCGGGTATCATCTTTGATTGCACTATAGAACCCTGCATTGTCTTTCTCAATGCTTAGCTGCCTATTCCGGCTGCCAGCGCATACCTCTCCATTATTAAGCCATACGCTTGAATTTGTACCGTCAATCTTAGGGAACACATAACATTCCCCAATTTCGATACTATTCACCTCTGACGTCCCGAACCGCTCAACATGTTGATACTTCTTAAATTCCATAATTTCCTCCAAACTCTTGTTTATATGACTTCCTCAGCATACCCATCGTCGGTCGTGTAACAAATCCTATGAATACCTAAATCCTTTAGCAGTTTCATACAACTTTTGCATGGTCTGGCAAGCCCAAAACTTCCATCCTTTCTTTCACGATATGTATATAAAACAACGCGACCCCAATCAATGTCAGGGTCGCGCATTAAGGAGCAGAGGGCATGAGTTTCGGCGTGTAGAGAGTGAGGAGAGCAATCCTCGCTAAAACGCTCACGGTTATAAACCCTCTGTATGGGATGAGTCTTATTACAATTAAAGCCGGAGCTGATTACCTTGCCTTTATATATTACCACACAACCGAGGTGATGTGTTGGATAATCTGACAGTTCTGAAACATTTTTTGCCAGCCTAAAGAATTTCTCGTTCATGATTAGTCAAGATTCCAAGCTTCCTTAACGTCACGGATTCTCAATAAAATCTCGCTCTTCCGGAGGAGATCTCTTTGCTCGTTGTTCTTGTCATCTGGGTCTCTATCCATATCCCACAACACCCACTCGTAAATATCATTTTCAATATCGTGCAACGCGCATTTAATAAAGTCAACGGGTCTGGCATCTTCGATATGAATCACATAATCCGTTTCATCGTGCATAATTAGGTATACATCTGCGCCAGAAAACATCAGTTCATACTCAAACCCCTCTCCGTCAAAGTACGTTGCCGCGGCATAGTGAGATGCTGCGTACAGGAACATGTCCAGCAAATCCATCGGAACGTCGGTTAAATAGCTTGCACGATACTCATACGCGCCAATTTGTACCATTGTCCAGCCATTACTAGGTGTTGTTAGCATCGCTTTTCCTCGACTTTCTTAGTGCATTTTTAATGGAACGGAGTTTTTCTATCTTATCCCGTCTTAGTTTTCGCTCAGCCTCATCTTTTGTGAGAAAGACATATGTGCCAATGGCTACATTGTACACATCATCGGCGCAACGTTCGTGATACAGCACGCCCAAATACCCGTCAGTTGCCAAAAATCCAAGGCACTGGACTTCCTCGACCATATTATTATCATTTATACACCAAAGCTGTTGCTCAATCGCGCAAGGCAACGTGATTGTATTCTGCATGTTCACCTCAATTCCACACATACTATATATAGTGTATTATAAATCACGATACACTATATATAGTGGTTAAAAAGTCATTTTTGTCCAACCAACCTAGGATTTTACCACTCCGTCAATTCAAGCTCTAGATTTGCCGTTGAGCAAACCAATTTTACACAAGCCCCGTAACACCATCCGCTGCCAGAGCCACTTTCCGAGTTGATTCCTGCAATCGGCTTCGATTCTCCCAATAGAGTCAATACCAATGTCTCACAATACCCTTCGGAATCTTGATGTTCCTCCTCAACCTTTACGATAACTGGATTCTCGGCAGCTCCGCGCTCGTATAGCAAGTTTGCACAAAACTCGTTATATCCACAGCATCCGCCATAATCATCAACAAAATCAAACCCATATGTAATCCCGTCTTTAATCACTGTAATGCCATGAGAATCTGCATCAACGACTTGAGCGCCAATGAACCAATCTTTGTCAATAGTCATAAAAATTCTCCTTAAAATCTAAGTTTTATCTATGTCTGAAATTTTTCGTTCACATGTACAAATTGTATCATTTTTACTGCCTCCATGTGCCACAAGCAGTATTTCCTGCATTTCAAATCCTCTTGTTTTGCCTACTCCGTTTGAATTCCATCCGAAACACAACGCAATACCATCGTCTTTGAGGACTCTCCTGATTTCGTCTAAATGTCTAGCCCGCCATGATGATTGGGTCGTTTCCGTAGTAACCGCAATTCCTACTCCTTTATAGCACTCAGACACCTGCCGCAGACTGTACGGAGGGTCATAAATCACACAATCCGCACAGCCATCAGGAAACGTTTTTAGAAAATCAAGAGCATCTAAATGATAGTCCGTATCATACTCTGGATTTAAGTCGTTTGTAACTGATCCGTATTTGCATTCATTTGCGAACGGATCAAGAATAGCCTTGCAACCATCAATGTTTCTCTCTACAAATTCTTTGATCGGCTTAATCTTAAATGTCCTGCTGTTGGGCATAGCCCATGTTCTTGAAATTATCACGTTATCACTCCGCTGCTACAAACTGCTTCACACTGCTGTAAATGTCATTCTCGCTTTCCAGCCAGAGGCTATCAAATTCCAATGAGTAAATAGCCCCGACCACAGACTTAGCGTTTACCCTGTACCCATTCCCGTCTGTAATCGTAATCGAACCCGCAAGTTCAGAAGTAATGGCCGCGAGAGCAAGGGCATCCGACATGGTTTCCAGATTGATTTTTGTCTTCATAATTTCTCCTATCGTTTTTGTGCTATGTGCAAATTTTTTCTTACACGGGGCTTATATTCTTGATTTTCAACGGTGTTGTACGCTTGGATGACCTGAGACCGGACGTTCTTCAGACCTCGCTTAAAATTGTCATTTGATTTAAAATACTGATACAGCTCTTTCATCCCAGCGTTTTCGTTCTTGGCTTTCCGGCGGCGAATCCGTGTATCTCGCAAGTCCTTGTAGAGCTTGTAACCCTCTGCCGCGTTGCGGGCTTCTGACAACTCAATCTCATGTTCCAAATCCATGAGCTCCCCTTCTGTGTCTCGGATGACTTGCTCGTTGAGCTCGTAGTCCACAATCACTCGGTTCATGATATCAGCAATTGTCTCTATATTGGTTCTTGCGAGATTTTCCACAGGATTTTCCTCCGTTCTATTTAAGCTTCGGGATAATAAGCACGGTGTCTAGGTCATACAATGGATCATCATAAGGGTCAGGAAGACTCCAATCCCAGAAGTCTTCCATTTCGTAGTTCGGGCGGAATCGATTGGACTTTTTATATGCTGTAAAAAAACAATAACCCGACGGAAGTGTTCTGCCGACGTCTTTAACGCCAAGCTTTTCCAACTTCCATCGGATCATTACGTCCAATGCGATTTCTTTTAATTCGTCAGCAACGGGGTATCTATCCTTATATCCATGGAATTGATTTTTCTCGAGGACTCCCGCCACGGTATCTGGGAAGTCCTCACTGTCCACTCGGTTCAGGATACACCACGCGACAGCAGCCTTTTCTGCTGTGGGGATTGTATCTCTTCTACATTCCCCGTACATCGTCTTCGCAATGAGGGTCAAATCATCTTCGTCAATACTCACAACCGCCGAAACAATCACAGGCTCGAATTCGTCTTTTGCGTATGCTACAGGTAACGTAAATAAGATGCAGACAGCAATAAATGCCGCAAAAACTCTGGTATTTCTCATGGGTCATCTCCTTATTCAATTATTTGGTACACATATATATTAGCACACCGGAATCAATTTGTGTGGTCTCCGAAAGCCATTCTTGAAATTTCTCTTGTGACATCACAATCTGTGATGTCAGGACAGTTGCTCATAGGCAAGCCATTCGTCTCCATACGTGTCAGCCCAGAATTCTTTTCCTCCATGCTCCGCCATCAGTTCACCGCTGCCGCCAATAAGCTTCACGTATGGGTAAATCACATCATTTTGTTTATTTAGTACAACTACAAGTTCTTCTTCCTTAGCCGCGTCAAGCAGCTCTGAAAATGTCAACGGCCTAATATGTTCCATTCTAATCCTCCAAATATGTGTAGTATTCAAGTTTGTAATAACCGGATTTGCTTTTCGGGATAGACTCGACTCGAATCAAGTCTCCCTCTTTGATAGGCATGATCTCCATCTGATACGGGGGAACTGTGACACGAACGGAGACCCCAGTGCCTATGCTCCGAACGTCAACCCTATGTCCCCACACTTCTCCAGTCTTCTTTGACTTCATAGGAATTGGTTTTGAAGTGACCATGCAGTTTCTACGGTCTTCCGGCTTGCCCGTAATCACATCCGAATATCCTAGGAACTCGGTGCTATTCTTGATGACTGCACGAATGCTCATATCCGGCAAGTTCTTTTCGAGAATAGACATTTCCAGTGCCCGCAGCAGCCCCATGCAGTCCGAGATTTTCCATGTGGCGTTCACTTTTCCCTTTGCCCCAAGATTACTGGCGTATAGGGAAATAACATCTCCCATAGTATCTGCCTTCTCGCTATTGACTTGCTTTGCTTCCCCGTACTTTAAGTCTTCACAGTATGTGAGAATCTGCAGCAATGAGGGGATATTCCCAAAGTCCTTGAAGAAGTCAATCTTAATTAAAGGTTCAGTTTTGGATTCCTTGATGCCCGCCCGTGCCAGATAACACAACACATCAGCAAAATATGAGAATTTCTGAGCTGCACAATCGAACATTATGTCCCCGACCGCCGAGCCAAAGCCTTTAATGCTTGCCAGAGATTTTGTCATTTCCTTTTTTTCAACGTCCGCAGAAATTTGCCGATTGTCCTGCCCGAATTTGTAAGGGACGAACTTAATGCCGAAGTAATTGCTAGCTTCCTCTTTTACCGCGTTCATCTTGTCCTTATCGCCCTTGTCTTCTAGGATCCGCAGGAAGGTTTCATAAAACTGCATCGGGTAAATCGCTTTCAGATAAGCACAGTATAGGCTGTCAATGGCCACTGAGTAAGCATGGGAATTGCCTGTCACTACCCCGCCATCAGTTACAAAATTATGGTACGGGTCAGCCATTTCTACGTCGTATACTTCACCTTTTCCGGAATATTGTATATCCAGTATATGTGCTTTCTTAACCTCCCACGAATCTGAACATCTCTCAGCAATGTAGATTTCATCGTCTTCATCGATTAACGAAAGTGCTTTCATTCCTTTCGTGGTGGGAAACGTATGATTGACTGTACATGAGATTTTATTACATGTATCGGTAATCACCGTATATAAGTCTGCTGTGCCAGAATTGTATATTCCAATAATTTGATTCTCTCGCAGACACCCATCCTCACACAAAGACAATGATTTTTCAGGTGTAGAGGATACAAGTTCACTTAGCGGGGCAGAAACAGTTCCATTCGAGTTTATGAGACGCGTAGAGGCAGAAACACACGCATTGAAACTATAGCGAGAACTATCTTCGAGAATCGTCCAAACCCGATTCGCAATTTCAACCGATTGTTCCTTTCCAACATTATCACTTTCAATTAGCTTTGCAGCGAACCCTTCAAGAAAACGTTCCTTATACTTGAGAACCTTTTCCACACGCTTCTTGGCAATATTCTTTATTGCCTCATAACATTCAGCGAGAGGAATTCCCGCAAAGTTAAGTGTTGCCATGCTCTGCTCTTGGTACAGCACAAAGCTGTTTGGCATCTCAAGGGTTTGAATCAGTTTATCAAAGGTCGGGACACCGTAATCAAAATGCTCTCTCGCCTCAAACGTCTTATACATCGATTTGAAGCCTGGGCGGATAGCAGCAACGAACGCACACAGTTCAGAAATGTTCTGAGGCTTGTATTTTCCGACTCGATTTGATGTGCCAGGCTTTTCTACCTGATTCAGCCCAAGTGTACATCCAATCTTGTACATATTCCAAGCGGGATGGTCTGGAGTACAAATAGCAATCAACTCGTTGACGGTATGCTTCGGAATCCCAATTCGCTTATAGGTTTTGTCAATCATTTCAACAACGGAAACCTTTAGCAAATCGTTCTTGAGAAATTTATACTGCTCAGCCCACAGCCCATCCATCACACAGCAAATCTTATCCTTGATGCGCACCAACCCGATTTCCTTTCGGATATCGCCCGTATAGATGAGATATGCGCAAGGATGCGGAGAATGGTGTGATACAATCCCGCGGTATGCTTCACTGCCCGCAAAAATCTCTCGGTAGGCGGGGTCAATGTAGTCATTGATATCGATAAGATCCTTTTCATCTTCCTCGGCATGTTTCAACGCATCTTCATACGCATCGATACGCTCTGAAATGATATTTGAAGTTTCAAAATCGATATTCTGTGACTTGGCATACATTTTCCACGCAGCTTTAGGCTTCATTGTGCCATATGCCCGCATGGGATATGAATGGCCTCCCCCGAGAATCTCGGTCTGCGCCTGAGCAAAAATCTCAGGATGGTCAAGATTCATGTCCAGGTCAGCGATTGATTTCGTTTCGAGGATACGGGTCGGAGACATAAAACGTTCGGGATACATTTTTACAGGAGACGCGATGCGGTCAACATCCGTAATCCCGAGGAGCTTATTGGTGTAAAAGCTCGGAGCAGAACCTCTGCCGGTAGAGGTGATTACTCCGCCCAACTCCTTCCCGCGACACACAATCGCGTAGTCCATCAGAAAATAATCAGCGTGTTTCGTAATCAGAACAATGTCGGTTTCCTTTTTGATTTCACTCTCATAAAATGCCCACCGATCTTCCGGAACGTTTGGCTTTTCCTTTTCCCATAAGGTGTGAATCAAATCGAGATATTTTTTATCACGTTCCTCCTGGCTCAACTGAGGATATAAGGTCGGCATCTTGATGTCGTGATTGAAGCAAGGGTTGTCATATTCCTCTACGGACAAAAAAATATTGGTGTTCTCCATCGCGCTCATTATCTGAGAGTGATTAAGAACACCTTGTTTTGCAAACCGCCGGTATGCTTCATCCCCATCAGGATAATCCATATACCAGCCTTCCTCGTCATCATAAACCATACCCTTAGAGGCAACGAAGTCAGCGCGTTCCTGAGCGCCCTTCGGGAAGATGTAATGGCTATCGCAGCCCATGATAATTGGGATATTGGCTTTCTGACTCAGACGGAGGATTCTCTGATTCAGGTCAATTTGCTTTTGTGTGTTGTGGTACTGGACTTCGAGGAAGAAATACTTGAAATGCTTTGCCAGTTCCAGCGTGATTTCCTCGATCTCATCATACTTCCAGTACGCGATACAGGCCGTAGTCACAATAACATCTTCGCTCGGCAAAGACTTCAGTAACTCAAGGTCTACTCTCGGTTGTCCGTAGAAGCCAGTGATATTTGCCTCGGAAAGAACATCATTGATTGCTTGCCGCCCATTTTCATTTTTTGCGGCAATGAATATGTGGCAGTTGGATCGGTCTTTTTCAAGCCGATCCTTTACCCAATATGCTTCCACACTAAAAACGAATTTCAAATTATATTTCTGCGCAAGCTCATAGCCTTCTACATATCTCCCTTGTTCGCCGTGCTCACAAGTCGAGATAATTCCATGCCCGAGCTCCGCCGCTCGTTTCGCATAATCCTCATTTGTTACTGTGCAATCCGCGACGTGTGTATTGGTATACATCGAATGGCGATGATAATTCTGAAATGTGATTCCTATTGGTACTCACTTCTTTCTCTCATGAAGGGAATGTCTGCGGCATCTACGGGAGGATACGGTAAAGGCAACCCGCTGTAGTCGTTCTTATCCCATTCGTATTTGTGATCGAGATTTTCCAAGCTGTCATAGAATCGACGTGACGGAACGTCATACCAGAGCTTTACTTCTTTCCCCCCAGCACTGCCGAATCGGTCTTTCAGCACATCAAGAATTACGTCTGCACTGCACGGCTCCTTGACCCAATCCCCGCGTCGGTTCTGTTCACCTTGCTTTTCCTTTGCTGGAACACGGTATAGGGAAATTACCCTGTGACTGAGGTTCGCGGCAGAAGCAACGCCCTGTAAATCAAAAACCGTCATGCGCCGGACAAAATCCATTTTCTTCGGATGCAAAACGAGGACGACTACCACCTGCCAACGCTTCGAAAATTCGATGACGTTGCGGATGAAGTCGTCCATTCTATTCCACTTATTATTGTCATCGTTTTCCAAATCCATAGAGGATAGGTTGTCTAGGACGAGAAACCGAACTCCATGTTTACGAACCACGGATTCCATCGTAGCCAGCAGACTGCTCACCTTGTGGTTAAATCCATCTTTGTAGAAGAACAGCTTTCCTTTATATTGCTCGTTTATGGATTGATACACATCGGGGCGAATTTTGTAATAGGTTGAGTTTCCATCTCTGTACTCGTTGATTCCTCGCTGCCCCGCGTGAACGCAGTCAACCCAGTTTTTCAGGGCGGGATTGCTTAACTCACCACTGTACACGAATGTCGAAAAGTCCTGTTCCACGGCCTTGCAAATAAGCGTTGACAGCATTGAACTCTTGCCCGACCCCGTGATGCCTGTCAAGACAGTTGTTGTCCCAACGTAGAATTTTCCAAGAGCAGCGTCCATGTCTTTAAATCCCGTTTCAAATCCATCAACGTCACTCATGTCAAACTTGGGAACGTCTGTATAATCCACAATAGAAGGAATCTCACTATCCCGAGCATTATTGATGCAGTCCAAGACAGTTTCCTTGCCGAAGTAGAATAGGACTTCGTTTAGGTCTTTGACCTTGAACTTTTCCCCATCCTCATTGACATATACCGTTGGCAATTCACAAATCTTTACCCTGTATTCCCCGAGTCTGCGCTGCACCTCATCCGCGAGTTTTTCTCCGGCTTTGTCATTATCGTGGACGAGGATGATGGATTCAAAAGAGTTAATGAATTCCCATTCCTCGCCAATCCACTGCGTGTTGCCGTCTCCCATTGGAATGCTAGTCGCATTCGTAATCCCACACTCGATACAGGAAGCACAATCGCCCTCCCCGCTCGTGATGATTAAGGGCTGGTCAGGGTTGATTTTGTTGCGGTTGAATAAGATGTGTTTAGTGTCATATGAATTTCCATCCTTGTCCTTTAGCCACCAGCACTTCGTTTCCTTATTCCGGATGGGGTGTGATGGACGAACCTTTACAGACACCAGAACATCATTGTCGTCATAATACTCAAACAGCGTGTTTCCTTCGGTATCTTCCATGATGCCGAGATAGTCAATCGTTTTCTGACTGATGCAGCGCTTTCCCCAATAGCCATAAACGTTTTCCTTTGTCTCTGCATGTTCCGGTACTGGGTATCTGTACTGCCGATTTGACTTTGCTCCACGCTCAGCAAAATTGGCAGGCATATTGACTTCCTCGAAGAGCTTTTCTGCTGCCTCGAGGTAAGTCATGCCCGTCATCATATAAGCGTCGATTATGTCAACCGTAATCCCGCACCCAAAACAATGATATTTTAGCTTATGAGAATCAAAAGAAAAGCTCGGAGTTGAATCTCTATGGGACGGGGACGGACAGCTTGATATATGTCTCGTGGAATTATAATTCTCAAGCTGTAGGATATCAGCAATCCTATCCGCTGTTGCTAACCCGAGCTTCATCTTTGCTTCTTGCAATTTCTCGGTGGAGATATTCATAATTCTTCGCTCTTACTTCTCTCACAAAAATTTCGCACTGAACACAAGTTATTGCAGAAGAAATCGTCTTTCTTAAATTCCGCGATATCCTTGTACTTCAACTCATAATCCAGCGATACCTTATCACTATACTCATTATCGGCATACGCTTTCTTGATGGTGCTGACAAACCACTGCTCCGCGGATTTCAGTTTTTTAATGTCGAATTCCTCAGATGCGGTTTTGTTGGCTCGGAACATATTGAACTCAAGCCGCGCAGGATACTCCCCGTATTTCTCATGCACGAACCTTGCGTACAGGTAAAGCTGAAGCAAATAGTGGTTGAATTCATCAGCGGTTTTAAAATCCGACTTCGATTTGTGGTCAACAATCACATACCGCCCTTCTTTATCTCTCAAAATCAGGTCGATATATCCGATAAATTCAAACCCCTCAATAACCGTCTTTGCCTTTTCCTCGACCCCGATTACCTCATAATTTTCATACGTGCTATTGTCGAAATTTTCAAAAAAAGAAAGACCGTTAGCATAATACCCTGCGCCCATTCGCGGGAACGGGAAGGGTGTGCTAACGGCGGTTTCATACTCATTTCGGTACGCGTCGGCAAGTTCGTAAAACTCAAGCTCTCCTTTATAATACCGCTCAAAAAGGCTGTGACCCAACGTTCCCCACTCCGCGAACGCATTTTGCAGCTTTGGCTTTTCGTCGATATAGGTGAGCTGGAACATCCGAGGGCAAGTGCAATACGCATTTACCCTCGAAAAGCTCCAAGTCATCCCATCAAGGAGAAATTCCTTTTCCTGTTCAGTCATTAAAACGGCAGTTCTTCATCCGCGGACTGAGCTGCCGCAGTGTTATTTACGGGAGTCTGAGTGGGGGCAGAAGGAACAACGGATGTGCTTTCCTGGAAGTCAAATACCACGTAGTTGGTATAGGTGATTTTCTTTTCCTTATCGTACCTGTTGGTGACATCACAGCTACCGAGCTGAACATTCGCAGGGAAGTTCATTTCCTTAGCCTGATTTGCAGCGTGACCAACTAGGCGCACCCCGAACGCAGACCATTCCTGTTCATACTGCCCCGTAGCCTTGTTCCTCTTGCTGACGCTCATCTTAGCTTCCAGATACTTCCCCTTGTCAGCCACTTCCCAAATACGCGCATAGTTACCAGTACGAAATCCCATATTACTTATCCTCCTTAATAGCGTTGATCTTTTCAATTACTGTGTTGCAGTCCTCGACCGTTTTTAAGGCGTTCGGGTTCTTGCTCTTGCACTGTGCCTGAATGATGGCGTAAATTACATCCTTGTTCACGGTTTCCGACTTCTGCTTTGCAATTGTCAAAACCTTGTTACGCGCCGCGGCGAGTGCTTCATCTGGCTCGGTTCCCTTTTCCGGCTTCTTTCCGGCGGCAGTATTACCGTCGTCATCAGCTTCCCCGTGTGTTCCGAGAATGGGATTCAAACCGCCGCGACGGGCGTATGTTACGCCTGCAATGACACCCTGTGCATCGGCTTTCACAACGGGCACACTGAACGTCGGGAATGTAATCATGGTGCCAGACTTGTGTGTCAGCAGAGTCTTGACATATACCTTGTTTTCCACAACGAACGGGGTCTGGAATACGCCAAATCCATGCTTGCTCAGCACGGGGCGGGTGGCATTCAGAACTTCGTCAAGCGGGGCATACATACTCTTTGTGTATGGGTTGAGCTTCGTGTTCGAGGGGTTGGTTACTTCCCCAATATACAAAGCCCAATCCCCAAACATCTCGGTGCGCTGCTCAGCATCACCATAGATTTCAATATCGTTTGTGTCCTTTAGCGAGAGACATTCCATCTGGGGGATAGTGTCGATATCGGGGGATGGTGTGATGTCTGGGGTGACGGGGGTAGACTCCTCAGTAGTGGCAAGAGTAACGATGTTTTCCTGTTCCATAAAAATTCCTTTCTTCATTTGGAAATGTAATATTATGTAAGACTTGCGCCATTACATTTTAGGGATTACGTTTTCTAAAATCCATTGACGACCTTTTTCTGTCCATTTCAAATGGATGTGAGAATCTGAATTCGCATAACTCTGATAATCTGCATACCCGTCTGTTATCAGAAATTCATAATTTGCATATGGCTTCCAAACAGAGCTTTCACGATAGATGATTTTCTGTTCAAACATTGCCTGATTTAGTGCTGCCGCGCTGCGAAGCCCCGCATCTTTTGCAATGACAGAGGTATTGATTAAACCTTCCTTGGCAATCACATTATCACAATATTCGGCTTTTGGGGCGAGTTTGTTGTTCTCTGACAGTAGTAATTCATTTTTCTCAACTTCTTCAACAAGGGCTTTGAGGGCTTCTTTGTATGTACTCGGAAGCATCTTAGCATTTTGATTCTTAAGTTCAGATTCCATTGCATTAAAAGCTTCAATGTACTTCAGTTTCCACTGCAACGCAGATTCGCCATTAAACCCCATGACAACAAGCGAGAACCCGTCTCTGGTAAGCAAGTATTCAGTTTGCTCTCTTCCGCGAACGTCTGTGTAAGAATTTTTCAAAAAATATTCTTCATGATTCTGAATACTGTTGATATATTGAGAGATTGCAGCCAAGATGGTCTTATGTTGCCTATCGAATTGTTTTGCAATTAGTCGGCTGCTTACTACGGGCTTATCGTTTACAACATCAATTTGTAGTTCATTATTCATGTATGTCTCCATCGCTGATAGTTTTTAATAGGCAGAAAAGTCTGCCGATTGACTTAGGCTCATTTCCGATTAGAATATTCGTAATATGCGTAAATCTACGCACATCAGATTCTAAATCCACATTGGAGATGAGGTCGGTTTAAACGACTACGACCCCATTTAAGATGGGGTCACGAATTCTTGTTTGCCATCAAGGGTAGGAACTTTTGTCCTATCCTTATATTTGGAAGGGATTTTCTTCGCACCATCTCTAGCAGTAGCAAATCCAAGCGCACTGGTTATGTCCTGAACAACAGCCCACCATTCCCCCGTTCTGCCACACGAATCGAATTTGATGCCCATTCCAGTTTTCGACCTTTACCTCTGTCATTACATTCCTTTCTTTTTAAAAACAAAAATACCGCGCCTTGCGGCGCGGCTACAGCAAAATATGAGATAACTACAAAGCCATCCCCCTTTCTAAAATCGTAAACAAAGGCGGGCAAAAGCCCGCCGATGCTTATTAGGTTAGGTGGTTCTTGGTACTCTCATAGTATACCATAAAATCATGCTTTTGTGTGCGATTTTTCTTGAAAACTTAAAATTTTCAGGCACTAATCGCATCACGTTTAATGATTTTGATGAGTTCGAATACGGATTTTCCCGCTTCAGTCACCTGTGAGAGCACGGATGAAGGTGCTGTATTATTTACCGCGGAAATGTACGTGGAGATATCTTCGTAAAAACGCTCGGAAAGCATAGCCATATTTTCATGAGCTACACGAGTTTGAGCGTCGGAATATTGCTCCTCCAAATCGGCAATCCGGCTCTTTAAATCCTCATAATCCTCGGGCGCCTCAACTACTGTTTCCGTGCATGCGTTGTTGACTTGCTCTGTCAAGTCATCAATCTGCTTCCGCAAATTTGCAGCGTCTTTACGAGCATCGCGCAACTTGACCTCTCCATCGGCAACTTTCGCTTTTAATTCCTTCTTTTCGACTTCAAGCTCAAGCCTGCGCTCAATTTCCTCATCCAGATTTGTCCCCTCATACTGGGCGGCTTTCTGGACTTGCTTCTCTAGCCTTCTTTCCATGTCGGCAACTTCTTGATTTGACGCTTCAATTTGAGCCTTCTGCTCTTCAATTACCTTTTTAACCGCCTCAAGTTCTTTCATGGTATATTTGTCCTGAGCGGGAAGGGATTGCGCAATCGCAATTTGATCTTCATAATTCAAATTCTTAAAGAACTCAAGCGCTGCATTTCCTGTAATTTGCTCTCCCGTCATCTCCTGAATTTCGGGGGCAAGCTTGAGCAACGCCTTGGATCGGTCGTAAGTGCCTTTAGTAATGTCGAGTTCCTCCATTAAATCCGCTTTGGAAGTAACGTCACCCTCTCCACCTGACATCACATTCCGTGATGTCAGCGTGGAGTGAGGTTTAACTCCCTTAATCCGTTCCAGTTCTTTGATGATGCGCCCAGTCCGAGCGCATATCGGAAGCGAAACATTCCTTTGTCTTACGTTAATTTCGATTAGGTCGTAGATCACCTCGTCTTCGTTTTTATAATTCCGTATGATGCAGGGCACCTTATCAATGCCGAGAGCAATACAGGCGTGGTAACGTTGATGTCCGCTGACAATGACGTGCTCGGGTGTGATGATGAGAGGAACCCGAATTCCCGCTTCCCTCACCGACTGCAAGAAGTCCTCCCACTTTTCTCCGGTCATGTCTGCAAAGAAGTCGGTGTTCTTCGGATGGGGTTTTAGTTCGGACACACTCAGTTCTACGATTTGTTCTGAATCCATAGTCAGATCCTCCTACGTTTACTAGAACACACGTTCTTATATATAGAG